TGCAACTATTGGATCCGGTAAAACATTAGCAAAATGATTATCGGCAACACCGGCACCATGATCATAGTTTCCTGAATTATGAGTTTGATAAGTGGTTCCAGTATGAGGGTATGTTCTTGTAGGTGTTGGATCTGGAGCATGAGATCCACCAGGATGATTACCAGATGCGGAATGATGACTAGCTGGAACATGTATTTCGCCACTACCGGCATTGTGGTGAGAGCTAACGTGAACACTGACCGCCGCATTGTGAGGACTAGGAACCGGGTCCTTGATACCGCTAGGTGTTGGTGGTCCAACAACGTAAGGATTGTATGGCTCCGCATTATGCGGGGTATTTCCAGAATTTATAACGTGTCTATAAAATCTTATGCCGTCAGCATGAAATGGGTTTGAATCATACCTGTGACCAGAATGGTAATGCCTAGTAGAAGGATACAGCGGATCCGAAGGATAAAAATGACCAGGATTGGCGCTGGTATGGGTAAATGTTCTAGATGGATGCGTATGATAACCAGATTGACCGTGTGTTCCGCCGGCATTAACATTAGCATTATGGTTGTGATTTGAAGTAGGATTCGGCGCATGACTTCCAGAAGCATGATTATAGCTATGGGGAGTGTGATAATGATGTGTTTGAGCAGCATGGTGGCCAGAATTATGAGTATGATAAGGATTACCCGCATTGGGATCATTTAATACCGTAGAAGGAGGAACTAACCCAGCGCCATGATGATGATATCCGGCATTAAAACCCGGTTGCACATAATTAGCATTATGGTTAATAAAACCAGCATTCATAGCTGGAGCAGGATAATTATGCGGAACAGGTAAATGACCAGTTATAGGCCCTGTGTGCTGATTATGAGGAGCATGGGTTGCATTCACCGGCGCATTATGTGTTGGAGCTAAATGACCACTGCTTGGATGTGTGTGATAGCCTGCATTTATTCCACCCTGAACGTAAACAGCATCGTGGTTAATAAAACCTGCATTTTGAGCTAGCACAGGATAATTTTGAGGAACAGGTAAATGTCCAGTAATCGGTCCAGTGTGCTGATTATGAGGCACACCTGTTCCATCATTAATGTTAGCATTATGGGTATTTGCTAAATGACCACCGTCACCATGCCTGTGCTCCCCTGCATTTACACCTGCCGGTGTATATATCGCTGTATGATTCTGCACCTGAGGCCTGTTAGCAGGCGGATGATCCTGAAAAACTGGATCCGTTATTGGCGAAGGATTAAAACCAGGATGGCTGTGATAACCTGCATTTAAAGATAAATTAAAGTAATTTGCAGTTGTTGGAAAATTAGAAGCATTTAATTCATCATAAAGATCATCTTCAGCATAAAGGTCGCCATGATAATGACGAGAGGTATTGTAATTTCCGCCGGAAACAGTAGCAGTGTGGCTAAATTTTCCCCCCGTTGCCAAATATATAGGACCAGTTCCAGCAGGATGTTGATGTTGACCTGCAGGAACATAAAAAACACCGGCGTTTATTCCAGCCTCATAAGGAGAACCAGTATTCGCAAATGCATCTATATCTGGAGCAGGATTGCCAGGATTGCCAGGATTGCCATCCAATCCATCTGTATTGGAGCCAGAAACAGAGCCAGCAGTGCCAGAACTGACTAGTGATCCAGAGCCAGAAACATTTTTAGCGATCAAAAGCACAACGCCGCCGCCTTTACCCCTAGTTACTGTAGTGCCCACTGTAGCTTCATTTCCATCAGACCCAGGATTGCCCGGATTACCAGGGCCACCAGGCTCACCTGGAGCAATACCGAATTTGCTACCTGGATTTCCCGGATTGCCTGGCGACCCTTGCTCAGCTTCAGTCAACTGAGTATCAACAAATTCACCCGGCTGCCCACCAGATACGGCATGTATAGAGCCGTCTGCTGCTATCAAATAACCATTTATTGCCTTATCTAAATCTGACATCTCGTAGTCAGCCAAAGATTGAGATTGGTCACCTTCTCCCCACGCATAACTCTTTACGATATCTGATCTTCTGGAAACAGTTGAAGAATTAGCTGTTTCCGAAATGTTAGACGGCAACCCTATGGTACCATTGTTGATCAAAGTGTCATTTACAAATATTCTAAAACCATTCGTAAAAAGAATTCCACCTGATTCTACGGTTAAATTCTTGTAGTACATATCACTTGATAGATATATAGTTTGTCCAGAGGAAACAGTTAAATCTCCATCTGATCCATCACCAAAAAGCTCATCTATTCCAGAAGTTAATGTTTTTTCAGCTTTAGTTAAACTAAATTTATTGTTTACTTTTCTTATCGGACCTGCCATGCTACGCCACCTGACAATAAACTACACTACCGCTTGAGCCACCTGTCCCACCTGAAACATCCGTAGTTACACTGCTATTTAAAACATCATTTGAAGAAACTACAACTATAACACCACCACCGCCACCACTAGCACCAGAATCCCCTGGAGCACTAAAGTAAGCGGTGCCGGAGTTGACGACTATGTACCTTGCGGCAACTATCACTACACCACCACCAGATCCAACTTGACCCCCTGCTCCACCCCTCAAGAAAACAGGGTAACCAACACCAGCGGTAATTGAGTATCCCCTAGTAGCATTTAAAGGCTGTTTATAGTAATTTGTTCCGCCCTCTTCAGGTGAAGGAGCGGTAGCTGTCCTGTACGATGTAGAGCCTCCCAAACTATGCGTAACGGCTTCTGCAGCAGTGCCACCCTGAGCTATAGACCCAGCAGTAGTGAAACCGGAAGTGAAACCAATTCTAGAATTATTGTTTAGAGTTAAAGTATTTCTTACAAAAACTCTAAAACCAGCTGTTTTTAAATGTATTCCAGAACTTATAGTCAAATTATAAAAAAATAAATCTCTTTCCATAGTATAGGTGCTACCTGTAGGAATCATTCCTAAGACAGTAGAATTTCCATCCAAAGTAGCACTACCATCATCTGCAGAGCCGAACAGTGCATTAGCTACATCAAGGTTGTTAATCAAAGCCAAAGTTTCATCCTCTAAAGAAGAGGACGAGTCAAAATAGCTTTTTCCTACACCAAATCTATTATTCCTTCTAAAACCAGCCATTAAGTTTCCTCTATACCGTTAACAATAATGTTCACTGACGACCCTGCGCCACATATAGCTACTATCTGATCAGAATTAGAAGCACCCGCTGTTGAACCGTTATTATTAAGGACTAGAGATGTTGATAAGGACAATGTTTCATCAGCGGAAAGCGATATGTCGTTAAAGAATATATGAGAATCCGCTAAAGTTTCTCCAGCTGGCTTACAGTAAATAGTTACTGTTGTTGTGGCTGAAGAATAGTTGCAAAGTATTATTTCCTTAACTATGGTCACAGTTCCCTGCGGAACGGTATAATAATCGGCACTAGAGGTTGTTAAGGTAGAAGGTCCAACTAAACGTTTTTGATACAGAGGCATGCAAACTCCCTAAAGGTTTGTGATTAATTTTACTACACATTCGACTAATCTTCAATTATAGTAACCCGATACAGTTTTAATCGCAAAAACTAAAGCATGGTGGAATATACCAATCAAGTAAAAGCCTATATAGGGTAAAAACTGAAAAAAATTTTATAAGGGGTTTTTGATTTTTAACTTTTTTTCATTTTTGAGTTTTCATTCCGGTTCAGGAACACAGTGCTCAGACCTAGGTATATAGTGATGCTTATCATCTATATCATAGAGTTCTGTTGCTAAAGGTGTCATAGAAATCCAAAACTTCTCACCTTCTTTATACCTATCCAATACAAACATTTTCTTATGCAGATCATAAAGTACATCCCCATCCTCAGGGGGATCACCCATATAGACAGATGCAGTATTATGACCACCTCTAACTAAAGTTTGTATATATAAATCCCACTCTTCTTCCGAGTTAAACTCAGATCTTTTCTGATCCCAAACTGTTGTGTCAGTAGTTTCATATTGAATATATGATCTTGTGAAATATTTTTCTCCGTTAGATATACCGTTAACAGCATGAAAGTAAGGCTCTCTTTCCGGAGCCTTTGGATACAAAGGTGAGCCAGAAGGGAAAACGATAATTTCTCCAGCCTTTGGTTTTACTGGAATAATGTTTTCATTATGAAGAAAAATAACCTCACCACCATCGTAATCGTCATTAATATAAGTGTTAGCAGTTATTAAAAATTTTCTCTTAGGCCAGAACCATTCAGCTATAGGATAATCGGTATGAAACTGCATCCTGAGATTGTCCAAAGGATTGTGTTCAGAAGATAATTCTTTTATATCAAAATACTTAGCAATATTTGGAGATGTGACAAAGGAATTATCTGGCCAATCAATTTGATTATAGTCCATATAATGACCAACAACTTTTTTTGTTACATCGTTTAGAGTGTGGTAAACATACTTCTCTATCTCAAACAGTTCACTGTCGTCTGCAATTTCGTCTTCATCAAAATTCGGGTCTTCATCAAAATTCGGAATAGCAGAACAGTAAGTCCCAAATACAAACCAATCTTTCCACTTCTCAAATATATATTCGCCTGTAGAATTACTTTCAATAAACTTTACACATTCAAACAGTTTATCAATTTCATCATAAACATTTTTGTATACAAAAATTCTAGGGTAAACTTCTTCAAAATTCATAAAGCATGCTCTTCTTCTTCCTGATCCAGCATAAAGGTATACCCATCAATACAGTCACCTTCTACCTTATGGTAGTCTAGCTTGCCTGCATTTACCTTTTCAAGCAGGAGATCTATCCCGTCAAAAAATCATCAATGACACATATGTCATGATCAAAACCGACTAATTCCAATCTAAACTCCTATCTACCAAATTTGCCAAATGTATAGAGTCATGAACCCCAGGCCTAGTTCCACCTGAATTATACTCATAAAATTTCAGCCCGTCAACATCACATAGGTCGCTGCATTTATTTAAATCTAATTGACTTTGCAAATCGAAAATCATTAAAGAATCTATGTGATTACACTCTTTAATTATATTATACACATCACCCTGCAAGGATAGAACAATAAACTTACAACCCAAAACTTTACAAACGGCTTGCATATTGTATAGTATAGAAAAAGACTCTAAAATAGCTTTGTGCTCTTCGTCTTTTCTAAATTCAACATTCTTTACTGAACAATCCATTATCTTTTCAGGGTGCCCATATCCATTATTCCAATTTATAGAATGATTATAAAAAATTCTTCTACCAACTTTAGAATCTACCTCTAAAGGATAATTATAGTTATTTAATTTTGAAACTAGAATTATAACTTTTTTAGGAACACCAAAATTATTTAGATGATAAAAAAAGTTTTTAGACAACTTATGTAAGCTGCCGTCTACCAAAGACATATTATTTATTTTAATATTTCTCATATCTGATAACAACCCTGTCCAGGCATACGACTGAGGAAGGCCAACGGGAATACTCTCTTGTCCTCCGAGCACTAAGAGATCAGGATCTTGAACAAAACTTGAACCAACATACTTATGCTCGTTTACCCTGTAAGATATAGACTCTTCCGCATCATGCCAGCCTAAGTCTTGATAAATTTTTGGTAAGTCTTTAACATCATCAATTCTTGGTTCAGATTGGTCTTGAATTCTGACTTCTGCATCAAAGCTTAACGACTTATAGTCTATATTTTCGTTGTTTATTTCATTTTCAAATAAATAAGTTTTAGAATCTGCTAATCTATGATTTTTCATAAACAAAATATGCTGATAGCACCTTCTATATGTAATATCATTTTTGGATTCCCCAGACAAAAGAGCTTTGTCTATCCACTCACACTTTTCTTCATAATTCATCCCAGCAATATAGTGATCAATGTTGCTATTAACAGCATAATGAAGGCAATCTACCACTGCTGGGCAATCTGATAAGCAGGGTGGATCTGCTTCCAGTTCACTAATAGACATACCTGCACAGGAAGCACCACTAAACGCATCAGTATCTGGAAGCTTAATCTTATCCATATTATTTACTGTTCCATAAATATCAATCATAAATTACTATCGTAATAAAGTTTACTTTTACCTATGTCAGATCTATTGAAGATTCTTTGACCTTCAATCCATCCTCCAGAGTAGCTATGAATAACATTTCTATTATCCCACAATAAAAAATCTCCTTCAGACCACGACCACGTAACCCAATTATTGGAATCTTTTAAATAATCTTCAATGTAAGTACAGTACTCCAGACATAGATCTGCATTAGAGGATAGTAACCTGTTTGAAAAAGCACTCATAATGTTAAGAGATACATTTCCTGTAACAGGATGGTTGCATAGTGCTGGATAATTTCTAATAGACCACATAACATTGTCATGGTCTATTCCTGGTAACGTTGTATCAAAATCCAGCAGGCTGCTTGTAGCTATCTCTTCATCCCTAGAAGGACCCCCAGAAAGTGAGATCATATTGTATTTACCTAAAATTTTCTTCAGCCTAGGCGGCAGATCTTCAAACATTTCTTCTTTATCTACAAAAACAGTTTTACCGCAATCGGGAGAGCAAGTAAAAACTTTCATGTTCATACTTATAAATGTTGGAATCGAAGTTTCAGGATCAGATATGGGACTTTCATCTGAATGCCAGTTGCTATGCACATACCTTAGAAGTTCATCAGGAGTGCTGTCAGGACCATACTTGACCTGACCCTCATGGAAGTGACCTTGCTTAAAGTTTGCCCCTCCCACCTGCTCTGGATCAATTGGTTCACAAGAGTAAACCGACTTCATTATCTCCATCTGCTCATCAGGTTTTAAGTCCATAGAAGGAACAACAACGGCTTTACCATTAATTAAAGCAGAATGAATTGACTCGGCGCTAAATAGTAAGTCCTCATATGAGTTGGCTAACAACTTATAAATTTTCATTATAACTTATAATTTCCTGACATCATTCTAGCTTTAGAATCCTCTATAAGATCTGGCATCCATATTCTATATGGATTTTCTTGACCTATAACTTCATCTCTTTCAAAGTCTACACCATAACAAGCCATTGTCAAAAATGCGTACCTAGCTCCACTAGTAACTGGGTACACCTCATGTCTACCTATGTAATTAGAAGGATATATTAATACAGTCCCAGGCTTAGGACTATACTCAACATTTATATTTGGAAAATGCATTTGCCCACCCTCATAGTCTTTTCCGCATTCATTTAAATATAAATTTACACTTGTGCTGTTGTGCATAGAGACTTGATTTTGAGGTCTAGATCCCCATTCCCAAGGAATCTGATCATCACAGTGAGCACCTATATGCTGACCATCTTCATAACCAGCGATATGGCCTTTTGGTCTCCACCAAGCTGTAGTGGCAGCATCTGGAAAGTAGGCGCAGTACTCAACCAACGCATCGTAGATTGCATCCTCACACTTTTGTATAAATTCTACCCATTCAGGCTTTGGCGCTCTGCCTATTTGCTCCCCTTTAAGATCCAGAAATCTTTGTGGAGCTAAATTAATATCATCTAATCTAAATTTAAATCCTGTCTTATTTCTAGCATACTTTACGCCATCTTCCTCGTAATATGTAAAAGAATCTTCTTCATTCTTCTTAAGCCAAGATGTGTACTCTGTAACTAAATCATTATCAATGTCTAAAACATTTTCACATGCGACTATACCCATACCTAAGTGAACTGATTCCATAATAACCTCTTTCATTTCATTTTATCAAAGCCCATATACTTTCCTACGTGTTAAGATTTGTTACCTTGTACTGCTCAGAGCTCTTATCATAACCTTTGGCTAATAAATATTCTCTATAATCTTCTCTGAGTGTGGGCATGTAGACGTTAGTACTAATTCTTGCTTTTTCCGGCTCTTTAACTGGGTCACATACGTCTTCATACACTGAAGGATTAGGAGTTCCCTGACTATACCATCCGAGATATGAAACCCTATGCCCCTTTCCAACAGGCTTAACTTCATGCGCAGCCATGAAATTAGAAGGAAACATAAGTATATCTCCTGCTTTAGGTTGGTAATCAATATCTAAGTAATTAAAATAGTGATGACCTTCAGTAAAATTGTTACCTGTCAACTCCTCCTCAGAATCAACGGAAGAATTAACATAAACTAGACAAGAAATTATACTCCTAAGAGCTAGTTCATCTCTAGTAGAATGTACTCCATATATATACTCTGCGCTTGTGTCAGAATGACTACCAAGGTACACGCCATCCCTATAAGATACTACATGCCCCTTTACCTTCCACCATACACAATTGTAAGCTAAAGGAAACATCTCAAAGTATTTTAATAAATATTTATCTTTAGACTCCTCTAAAAAATTGAATAACTTGTGAACCTCATCCCTAGGGTCTTGATGCATCATTGAGGCCCTTCTGGGCATGGAATATATAGAGTCTTTACTAAAAAGATATCCACTCTTATTCATGTAAGTTTCCTCACCAGTTTCTGGATCAGAAGTTATATCATACATAGCAGCCTGCTCTTCGTCTAAGGCTCTACAAAAAATCTCATAAGTCCAATCAAAATCGTAGTCTACAGCATTTCGAAAAAGCACAACGCCGCCACCTAAATGCTCGGCCTCAACATCATTATAAATCATTTCTCAACCTCTTGCTTTGTATTAGAACTATGAAAATCTCTACTAACCGGCATTAACTTATGATCATCATAAGTTTCTCCATAAAATTCTATCACATAATTTTGATAATCAACAAATAGATCTGGCATCCACACCTGACCACCAAATATTCCATCTACTGGATCAGAAACCTGAACACCCCTAGTCGGATCGGAAGAACCCTGACCAAAATATTCAAGATAAGCAAATCTGTTGCCCTCTTTTACACCCTTAACTTCATGCGCACACATAAAGTTAGCTGGAAACATTAACACATCACCACGCTGTGGTTTATAAACTAATTCTGCGTAAGGAAAGTAAATCTCTCCACCAGTAAAATTCCCATCCTCATATTCTTCTGTAGAAGAATTGAAATACGTTATTGCAGCTAGTACATGACGTATCCCTAGTTGATAGTCTGGCTCAAATCCAGGAGAAAAATTTATGTCGTTATCACAATGCAGACCTAGATCTGCCCCAGCCCCATATGCTAGTACATGCCCCTGAGTTTTCCACCATAAACAAGGTAAGATCATAGGATATATTGATGCATACTCAATCATAGATCGGTACAGCATCTCTTCACAGTGAGAAAAGAATTCTTTCTGCCAGTCTGATTCAAAGTGATCATAAAAATCAGTTATTCTACTGCAGCTTTTATCAATATCCTCTATCTTAAAACGATGTCCACTTTTGTTAGTAGCATAAAGAGCATTCCCATCTTCATCATAAACATATGAATAATGCTTTTCCCTAGCATCGTTTTTTAGTTTTAAAAGATAATCAGTTATGCCATCAGGTACATTAATTTTATTCCTAAATAAAACTATTCCATTACCCAACAACTCACAGTTATTGGGTAACATTTACTGCTCCTGACCTATGATAACCGGATCAGTGCCGCAGTTCGCAGCGTCCGTTCCAGGAATCTCCTCCGCCTCATGAGTTGTACCATACTGAGCAACACATCTACCCTGATAGACTGGGTTTATACCAATATAGGTCTCTTCACCAGTCGTAAATCTTGAGTACTCAGACTTACAGTAGCGCTCATAGTCATCGTATATATTGTTCATCCACACAGCAGGACACCATTGGGTAGAGGCATCTGTTTCAGCTATTTCTATATTTGCCTCTCTATGAGGAGATCCCTGACCAAAGAAAGAAAGATAACTATACCTAACGCCTGCTTCCATTCTGTCAACATCATGTGAGGCCATATAATTTGTAGGAAAGAAAACTATATCGCCTTTTTCTGGCTTATAGTCAATATTTAAGTGGAAGAATCTCAAATGACCACCAACAAAATTTCTACCGTCTAAATCATCCTCAGAATCAACAGAATCATTTAGATACACTAATGCTCCACACGTTTGTCTGGCTGCCATCTGACCCCTAGGCATATATCTAACACCTTCTGTAACTTTATAGTTTGTATCATTATCACAATGGGCACCCAGCACACCTTGGTCTTGATACCTAAGAATGTGGCCCCTATTTTTCCACCACAAACACCCTACGATAAGAGGAAAATGATCAACATACTTAATCAGACACTTATAAATAGTATCTTCCATATTATAGAAAAAGTCACGAATATTATCAGGTGTATCTGGATCTATCGGATGAAGAATTCTAACAGGCGTAGCGGGAATGTCTTCTGGTCTATATCTGAACCCATCTTCATTTATACCGTAAGTCTCACCATCTTCAGCTTCAATATATTCCCACCTATTTTGATGAGACTTCGCAGCTCTGTCATCTAGATACTGGTATACCGGTTCTTCATCAAACTTAAGTACGTTTTTAAATATTAGAATTCCACCGCCAAGGTTTTCAACTTTGAACTCTGATATTTCTTTTAATTCATCATCACCAATAATAGGTGTATCTGGAAATATTATATTAGAGAGAAAAGCACCCGGGGGTAAATCATAATCCTGCTGTTCTTGCTGCTGCGCACTCATTGTATCGCTCATATGAAACCCTTCCTAAACATAATACATAATTATACTATAACAATAAACAAAATTCAATGACAAATAAAGACTTTAGTTCACTACTTCTTAATTATTACTTGATAGCCAATACCGTGAGAGAGGTGATAAGAAGTTACATCATCCCTATCCAATAGCTGCTCGTAAACGTCAACAACAGGTTCCATATAATAATCTTCCGTATAGAGCCTACCAGACTCATTACCATACTCACCAAGTATAACTCCGCCAGAAGCAACTGAAGATACAATATCTTCCATAAAGTTGTTGTCCACAACAAAGTCGTAAACAGGCGCACTTACGAAATCAAATTCTCCTGTCAACGAAGATAAGTCTTGCATATCTACAGTTCTATAGGGAAATGAAAAGGGGTAAGATGGCAAGTCTCTAACAAAGTTTTCAAATATAAACAAAGACTCATTGTTAACAAATGTTAAATTACATCCTGAATTAGCTAATAGTGCCAATAATTCAAAGTGAGTATCAGGCTCAACAATAAGTGCATTGGTGGGCTTAATCATATCCATTACCATCTGGCAATAGAAGCCAACACTTAAGAAAATGTGATCCTTCCAACCTTCTTGATTAGAACCTACGATATCCCATAGATGAATTTTATTTACAACCCCTACGGCAACAACTCTTCTGTCCAAGTTTATAGAGTTATTATATTCACCCACTGCCCTTGATATATCACCGACAACTTCATCCCAGTCATATTCAAGAGATCTTCCAGCGTAGTTGCTAACCTCTCTAGTTACTGTACTTGTCACAAGAAATCTATTGTCTACAATACTATGCATTTGCTGCCGCCTTTGCTATGTTATACCTATACCATAATCTTCTAACTGAAGATGTTAAAGCTATGCATCTTATATTTACATTAATCTGAGCAGATGTTAAAACTTGACCAAATTCACGTAGCTCACTTTTAATTCTTTGGTATGGAAATATTTCCCTAATTTTTTCTACCACTTCATCAATAGTTAGAACGTTTAACTGATCAGCAGAATAACCCAATAGCAATAGTATCTCAGTTAATTTTTCCTCACAATAATCTACCTCACTAGTTGCAGAAAAAGTGTTGATAGGGTTGGCGGGATCGTAATTTCTTAAACTCATAACGACCTACTATCGTCTAACTCATCTCTTATATTAGCAAAACCGCTATGTCCTAATATTATAGAATTAAGGTATTCCCTATTAGAAGCAATCCATGCTAGCTTATCTTTGTTAAAGGATACAGTTCTTTGTTGAAAATCTCCAGAATCAAAAGGTTCACATGAAAGATCCGGATAAACAGATGCCTCTCTAGCCCCCACCTCTGAAGCCATAGTATCTAAGTCTTTTTTTGAAAGCGTAAACTTCTTCATATCACACCTTTAACTTTGAAAGGTTGATGTACATCTCTTTCATAGATTTATAAGACTCATAACTATGATCATCTTCTGATACTGGAATAATATAATCAACAGTAAGATCATCTAGTGCAACTCCTAGAGATGTTGCCATAGAGGCTACGCCAAACTCTAAAAACTCTATTGACTTTTGCTTAGCTCTATTAACAGCTTCTTCTGAAAGGGCCATAATAAACTCCTTAATGATTTCGAACAAACATTATAGTAATAGGTTCTAACCCAGAACCTCATCTATACATTCTCTAATTGTCCAACTTTCTCCTGTGGTCAAAGGAACATCGTCTAGTGGCATTGCCTGCCAATTGAATCTTCCTATCATTGTCCCAGTTCTACCAACAACAAACATCTCCCATACGTGGGGTATTCTAGCCAAGGCTGCGCCCTCTTGATTCCATCCATCCTGTGCTGCCTGAGAGTTATCAGCCATGTTGTCGGACTTATTTCTTAAAGCTTTACCCTTTAATAAGGAATAAACTTCACATTCATTCGGTCCATTAACGTCAACCTTTTCAGCTATAGGAAAAGTAATAAATGGATATGTTTCTTTCATGAAGGAGCTTATTTCTTCATTTGTACCAGTCTCCATAAGGCCCTGAACAAACTGATTACAGGGGAAAGCAACGACGCTGAATCCTCTATCCCCGAATTCGTCTTGAAGCTTTTGAAGCTGCCAGAAATGCCTAACAGATCTTGCATACGACCAGAAAGTGGAACACTGCGGTGTATAATTATATTTAGATACAGTATTAACAATAAGAGTTACCTTACCCTTAAACTGTTCCATAAAATTATCTTCGTCATCTATAGACTTAACCTGTACATCATATATAGACATTACACAACCTCGCATATTGATTCAAGATAAACTTCATCTAAAGTAGGATCTTCTAATTTAACCACACATTTATCACTGTCTAGTGAAAAAATTAACCTACAATCAAAAGGAACATCTAATTCACCTTCTGCCAAAAGTAAGTCTTCATCATCTATAACAATATTTAAATCCGCAGAACCCTTGAATATTGACAGGGTCAACTTATCTTCACCCTTTTCTAACGTAAACTCTTCACTACCTAAGGGAGTTATAACTTTCATTTTACTAGGAACATCATTCATTGTAGGGGACCTCCTTGATCTCTGGTTCTTTTAGGGTAGGCAAGCCCTCATGTCTAGGGCCTATTCTATCACCTTTTTCATTTAAACCTGTTCTTATGCCGTTCATCCATGTCCAAGGCTCATCTCGTGATTTCTTCATTTTAGCCTGATTATATGACGTTCTTTCATTCATTAGATCCGGTTTATCCCAAAGATACTCTACTTCAACATCCATCTCCGGCATAAGTGTTGAAGGATAAACCATGAAAAATACAAAAGGCATGCCTGCAGGGAATACTACAGGTTCGTTTACCTTGGTGATTTTCCAGCCTTCATGAACCTCATCTGGCCACCAGTCTGAAGGTACGCTAGCTGTCAAAGGAACTGCACCATCAACAAAGTAGTTAGGTGAACCGCTTATCCATGTATGGAATCCAGGCTCTGTTTTAAACGTCCATCCTATATGAAAATCAATCATACCTATTTTACTGCAGTCAGCGATAGTTCTTCCACGATAAACATCACCCTCAATGATTTGTGGGACGTTGTTGCCACCTTCCCAAGTGACAACAACGTCCTGCTGCAAAATGGCTTCCCAACCATTTACATTTGCAGCACTGAGTGGAAGACATCTATAGGCATGTTTGTTATAGGTATCATCCATCCAGTCTCTTCTCAGTCTTGACTGTTTAACCTCAGGCGAGATCTGATGTGTTCTTATTAACGTAAGCTTGGACACTACTTTCCTCCTGCTACATATTGCTGATATTGACCCATGTTAGTCATATCGCCACCATTTGCCTGCCACTGCTTATAGCTTTCCATGGCATAGCTTTGGATTTCCTCTTGAATTATCTGCCTTAACTTTGATTCATCCATACCAACAGCGGTATCAGACTTCTTAGCTGGGGCAGTTCCACCGCTCTTAACAACTGGAGCAGTGTCAGGATCAATTGAAGGCTTCTCTGGTTGAACATACTTTTGTCCAAAATCTCTTGAGAAGCCAGCATGTTGATGCGCATCGTCATTGTAATCAAACATCGTTACTGCACTATATTTTATACCTGACGTAACCGGCTTAGACGCATGTGCAAAGATATATGTTGAAGGGAAGAATACACTGTCACCAGCTTCTGGCTTCCATGTTATATCAAGGTGAGGGAAATATAGCTCCCCACCCTCGTAATCATCATTTATATAAGATACGCAAGACACTGTGCAAATATAAGAGAATCCGTGATCGGAATGGACACTGAAGTGCTCTTTAACTCCATATCTAACAAAGTTAATTGCCTCCATATAGTTCATCGATATACCATATGTAGAACAATAATCCTTAAGGCAGTCTTTCTGCATAGATGCAACTGTAGTGTAGACATCTACAAGATCTGAAAATTCAGAAGGTGTTCCGGTAATAAATTTTTCATCCATCTTAAAGTCTACACAGTCTCTATAGTCTGGCATCTTAACACCTTCTCCCACGAGGGAATCGTGCCACTTAAAATACTCATGACTACTATCTCTCAAAGATGTCTCCAACCTAAGTGGTATATTATCTTCTTGGGATATCGTATCTTTATATACCACAATTCCTAATGATGGATCACCTAAGTGTTCTTTGCGCATATTAAAATCAATTACCTTTCTCGGCGGCATGCCAGAAACCAGCTGATGTTATTCTATGTCCAGATAGAATCTCAGTCACGGCGTGCTCGTATTTGTCAGTTGACGGAAAGTATACCACAGAAGCTGCTACCGGTTCAATTTCTATTCCTAAATACGGAAATATTAAATTTCCACCAGTAAAATTATCATTAAAATATATTACAGTACTATAGTCCCTTCTAGGATGCCCACCAAACGTTGGCAGTAAATCACCGCTAGAACCAATTTGATCCCAATGCAAATCAATAGAAAAACCAGGTCCAGACTTAATTATTGAAGAGTTTTCCTCATGGTCTAACAAGCAGTCAAAATCTTTTTCCATTTCTTTTCTTAAGAAGTTGTTTTTAATCTTTAAAATACTATCAACTTCAGAAGCTAAACTGGCTAAGTGTTGATCCTTACTTGCATGAGACCAGTCAATGGACGAATGGTTATCTCTAGGTTTCTCCGGAATACCCCAAGAGCTTGCCTTAAAGGTAAAAGAAGAAAACGCTTCAGAAAAAATAGACATCTCTTCTTCACTAAATAAATTATACATAATATGTATATCTTTTATTTTTATCTTTTTATTCATATTTTTCCAATATATTCCAAAAACCAGTGGAAGTAAACCTATAGCCAGATAACACAGGGTTTACAAGATGTTGATGATTTTTATCTGAAGGAAAATATATCAATGATCCTGGAAGAGGATTAATCTCTATTGACAAATCTGGAAACTCTAGTTCTCCACCAGTAAATTCGGTACCATAATAAATAATGGTGCTTATGTCCCTACTGGGATGTCCAGCAGGTGTTGGTATATCTAGCCCTGTACCATCATAATTATCAATATGGCGATGCAGTCCCCATCCCTCCCTGCATCGAGATATCGTACCAATTGTTTCGCTACTAAGGGCACAGTTAAAGCTTTTCTCAATCAGTTGCTTTGATAGAGTATACTTTTGAACCATTATAGATTGAGCTTTATTTACTAAGGCTAAATTATCTTCACTTTTTGAAGACATTGACCAATCTAAAGCTTCTTCCAAACCACCTACTGAGTCACCATCTATATATTCAGCTATCTCAAAAAATTTAGAAAAGAAATTAATTTCATCTTGAGAAAAAAAATTTATTACGATATAAATATCATTAATTTTAATTGTTCTCAACTACATAACCTCAGTTATCGTATAAAATGATGGTGTAGTCCATCTCTCTCCTGATATCATTCTTTTTACACCATGCAGATAGTGTATGTCGCCCGGATGGGCAACAGCTAAACCAGGTTCAATCTTTAACTCTATATCAAACTCTGGATAATAAAACTCTCCTCCTTCAAAATTACCATTCCAATATACAATAGAATTAATGTCATAAGTTGGAAAAGGGTTGGGTGAGCCATCGTTTAACTGTTTATCGGCATGGGGTTGCTGCTCGTTACCCGGAAGCCATCTAATTAAAACAGGTGGTCTCTGATAAAGTTTTACATTAAACTTATCTTCCAGTAAGTACTGCATTTTCTTAACATATTTATCTATCAGATTATATATATCGGGATTTATTTCACCTATTATTCTACCCGAACACATCCTATCCCACCAATACGCAGCGTCATAGGTACATGTACCATCTTCATTGAACTCATCTTCCATAGGATTTTCCCATCTATCTATTGTGGGGAAAAAATCCTGAAGGACCTTTAAGTCATTGAGTTCAACAAAGTTTTTCTCAATGACTATATTATCTACAGAATCACCAAAGTGGCCTGGATTAATTAATGATTTTTCTTCCATAATTTCACTCATCCATATATTATACCACTACCCCCCTCTGACAATCAAGCCAGAGGGGGGCAACCATTACTTTTGGTCCTACTGCCTACCTGCAGGGAAGGATGGCGGGAAGTATGGTGGGAAGTATGGCGGGAAGTATGGCGGGAAGAATGGTGGGAACCACGGTGGGAAGTATGGCGGGAAGAACGGCGGGAAGAATGGCGGGAAGAATGGCGGGAAGAATGGCGGGAAGAACGGTGGGAAATAAGGTGGGAAGTATGGCGGGAAGAATGGCGGGAAATATGGTGGGAAGTATGGCGGGAAGAACGGCGGGAAGAACGGTGGGAAATATGGCGGGAAGAACGGTGAAGTTGCTTGTCCTGCACCGTTTCTTTCATAATATCCGTTATAAGGATTTACACTAATAAAATACTCGTCATTATCTAAACCTGTAACAGTAAAGGTTTGAGAATTGAGAGAATCAGCTACAATACCAACAAGAGTATAAGTTGTAGTTGAATCCAAAGGTGTTAAAGCCTTATATATCTTATAGTTTCTTGCAGGTGTTCCGGTACTAGTGGAGGAACCCCAATCTGTATGGGACCACGTAATGGTAATTTCACCAGTTGTTCCAGTTGAAGAGACAGAAATACTACTTGGATCATCAGGAATATTTGCGGCAATTTGCCAGCTCGTAGGAGAACTGTAAGAAGAACTAGCTACATCGTTATTAGTTCTAACCCTATACGAATAGAATGTACCAGATGTTAATCCTGTATGACTATAAGAAGTAGATGCAGTTCCAGTAACAAGATTACTGAAAGACGCCGAAGCTTCGGAATCAGCACTGTTTGTCGTTGTAGCCACTTCAAGATCATAGGTTACACTTGAATCACCAGAACCACTAGCTGCACTCCATGTAACAGTAATTTTATTACCATAACCCTGACCAACCTCTACAGTATGATCAGACGAAGCAACGAAGCTTTCTCCTACAGTATCAATTCCGTTCTCTCCAGTAGCCTCATGGGTGCTAGTTAACCCAGTTGGTGTATCTGGAGTACCAAAAACTAAGAAAGTTCCTAAATCTGAATATGACCCAAAAACATTTGTTCTAGTATTCTTAACTCTTACCCTGAATTGGTAAGTCGAACCACCAGTTAACCCAGTAAGCGTTAAGCTAGTTCCGGTAGTTAGAGAGGCAACGGTGTCATAGTTCCCTACCCCATAAGACAATTCGTAGCTGATATTAGCAGCGGTTTCACCGGCTGTCGTTGAAGCATCTGTCCAATCTACAAAAACTTGTCCAGAACCAGTTCTAGAAAAACTCTCAGAAGTCACAGTACCAGGAACACCAGTTGCATATCCACCGGCAACTGTTAAACCAGTACTTGACTGAGCGGAGTTGTTTGTTACAACTTTAAACCAATAGTTTTGACCCAAAGTAGCGGAATCAAATGATGCCGAAGTTGAAGAAGTCGTAGTTAAAGACGTTGATGGACTAGAAGTTGTACCATAATATACAGTATAAGTTATATTACCTATAGCGTCATTTCCCGTTCCGCCCGCACCAACCCCAGTCCAAGATATACTGAATGTACCAGGATCCGTTGTTGTGCCTGGAGTTGCTGTAAGACCAGTTACATCTGAAGGAGGAACTAAAAGTGGGATATTAGCGACAGTGGATGAAGAGGTAGTATCATCGGAGGTAAACAAACTATTCTTTGTAACAACCTTAAAATCATAAGTATTATTTGAATCAAGTCCAGTAACAGTCTCTGAAGTTGTACCGTAACTAACTCCACCAAATAAAGTATAAGGTAAGGTACCATTAACCCTGTAATAAATCTGATAACTAACATTAGCTGTATCATCAGATCCAAGATCAGTTGCTTCAGACCAAGATAGTGTTAAGGCAGTTGAACTGCTTACCGAAGTGGTTATTGTTCCCACAGATCCTGGTGCACCAATAACCTTATATGGGGTAGAAAACTCATAAATATCACTGTCAACACCAGCTGACGTGACGTAGCATTTGAAAGTGTAGGTAGTTCCTTCGGTAGCAACCCAAGTATTTGTGGCAAGTGCAGAAGTTCCAGTTTCTGTGTGATCCAATACCCCGTCAACATACGCCTCAGTTGTGTAAACCAAGTCGGTAGAACCATCTCTACCTGCATATTCCACATCAAAGGCAAAGAATATACTATTATCATAATCAAGGGATCTTGTAACACCATTTATTACTGGCTTTTTACCACCATAGTCTTTAACTGCCATATTTTGTACCTACCATACTATAAAACTTTTTTCATTTTAACATAAATTCATTAGGCTGACAAGTCTCCAGTTGCAACCCAAGAATCTGAACCCCTCTTTATTAAAGTTACCATTGACCACTGGTCTCTCAACTTAAGACCTGGAGTCGCATTAACCGTAACACCCGACCCTGCAGCTATCGTAGTTTGACCAGCACCGGTTTGAAGAACCATAATCTGTGAACCAACTGGGAAATCAACACTTGATTCAGGCGGAACAGTAACAGTATTTGCCGAAGCATTCGACACCTCTACCATCTTATCCTTATCACCAATTGCTAAAGTATAAGATGCTGTCTGCTGACTTAGTCCAACTAATGAGGAACTAAACTCAATCTCATCAGTACCATTACCAACAACAATCTTGTCGTTCGTTGAATCCCATGCGACACGTCCATCTGTTGAGGATGTTGTGGTAGACAATGTGAGAGCAGGAGTATCAACAGTAGGTGAAGTAAGAGTTTTATTTGTCAGAGTTTCTACTCCAGCAAGTGTTGCCATAGTACCCGTAGCAGGGAAAGTGACTGAAGAATTTGGAGTAGCTGCCTCTATAGTTAGGTCACCGGTATTAACAGTTATAGTTCTACCACCGTTGTTTACACCAGTACCGCCATAAGTTGAGTCTATAACCGACCCCTGCCACGTACCTGTTGCAACTGTACCAACAGCTGTAATCTGAGTTTGTGAGGCATTGACAGAGAACTCTCCACCAGTTAAAGTAAGACCAGTCCCCGCAGTGTACGTACCGGCACCAGAGAACTGAATGAACGTTACGGCATCTGAGCCAACAGTGCTTACAGGCTCAGAAAGAACCCAGCCAGTGTCAGCATACTGAGTACCGTGTGTGACGAATATAAAGTCACCACCAGCCATCTCTGTTGGAGTATCAAAGTCATCAGCTCTAGTTAAAACTGTTGTAGAAGTTACAACATAAATACCGTTATGAGCAGATGTTGATTCGCCAGCAACAATGATTCTGTCTCCAGTAGTAATATCAGTATCGCCATCAATATCTCCACCGGCAAGATCAAGAGCAGTGCTCAAAGTTAAAGTTGCACCTACTCCACTTGTACCATTGTCATAAGTTACTGTATCACCAGTTATTGTCGCCAAAGAAGACGTTGCTATAGCATGAACCTGTTCGTGAACATGCAGACCTTCGGACACAGCATCAACATACCCCTTTGTGGCTGCATCAGATGCCTGCGTAGGTGCACCCAAACCTGTAACCTTGTAGCTGTTAGCATTGATGTCGCCACCAGCTTGAATAGTGCTGCTGAACACTGCAGCACCAGTTACGTCAAGGGTGCCTGTTACTGTAAGATTATCATCTACTGTAGTTTCTCCAGAGGAAGAATCCAGAATTAAACCATCTGATGTTGTGTCTATTTCATTTGCCCCAGTTATGCCAAACTGCATATTACCTAGGGTCGCACCATTAAAGTTTGGTGTAGCAGAAGTTTCTACTGATTGCCCAATAGCTACTGTAGTTGATGCACCTTCGCCAGTGCCGGAAGTAACGGTTACGCCAGTGCCAGCTGTAATTGACTCAACATAATTTCCAGTAGTATCCGTACCAAGAGTAACTGAATCAGCTGCGACTGTAGCGGTTAGGGTCACATCTGCTGAACCATCTATCGAAACAGAACCGTTTAAATCTCCACCTAAGGTTATTGTCCTGGAAGTAGTCCAGGAATCTGCTGATCCAGTTACGTTACCTGTCACATTACCAGTTACGTTACCAGTAAGGTCACCTGTGACATCAGCAGTAACGGTGTTAAAGGTTACGTCAGAAGTTGTTTCTACAGCCTGACCAATTGAATAAGTCGGAGTTGCGCCTTCACCAGCAGTAAATGACAGCGACACACCGGTACCGGCTGCTGCACCAGACACATAATTTCCAGTAGTATCTGTACCTAGTGCGACTGAATTTGGCTGAATAGTAGTAGTTATTGAAACATTTTCAGATCCATCAACAGAAACACTACCAGTAACATCACCAGATAATGATATTGTTCTTGAAGTTTGCCAGGCTGAAGCTGTGCTTGCATTACCTGTGACATTACCTGTGACATTGCCCGTAACATTACCCGTAACATTTCCTGTTACATCACCCGTAAGATCACCCGTTACATTACCAGTAACATTGCCCAATAAGTCGCCATCAACATCGCCAGTTAAATCTCCGGTAAAAGTCCTATTTAGGGAATCGACTAATAGAACTGGTGTGGCGTCTTGGCTATAAATGTTACCCGTAACGTCGCCGGTGACATCACCGGTTAAGTCACCAGTAACGTTACCAGTAAGATTACCAGTGACATTACCTGTAACATCACCAGTGACATTTCCAGTTACATTACCCGTGACACCCCCTGTTAAATCACCGGTTACATCGCCTGTAAGATTACCCGTGACATTGCCGGTAACATTTCCAGTAACATTACCCGTAACATCACCTGTCACGTTACCCGTTACATTACCGGTAACGTCACCAGTCAAATCGCCCGTTACATTACCTGTTACATTTCCAGTAAGATCACCAGTAACATCACCAGTTACATTGCCTGTAACATCACCTGTTACATTTCCAGTAAGGTTACCCGTAACATCCCCAGTTACATTACCTGTTAAATCACCATTAAAACTTTTATTTATATTATCAACAACAACAGATGGTGTGGCTTCATTACTGTAAACTAAACCAGTTAAATTTCCAGTTACATTTCCAGTGAGATCACCAGTAACATCACCTGTTACATCACCAGTGAGATCGCCATAAACGTTACCTGTTACATTTCCGGTAACACTTCCAGTAAAGCTTGCATCTGTTCCATCCGTACCAGACTCTAAAACTTTTGATGTTCCGTTTGACGAGTAAACATCACCAGTAACATCACCGGTTAAATCACCATATAAATGAGTTGCAGTAACAGAAGTTAAACCCGTTAATTCACCAGCTACATCTAGAGTATTACCATTTCTTTCAAGATTTGTACCTGGAGTTATTGTATTGGTTCCTGTAAATTGGGTATATGTTATAGAATCTGTACCTATAGTATGAACTTCATTAGTTCCAGAACCTTGTGATGTTACAACAAAACCTTGATTATTATTATTTGTACCAGACAATACAAATACAGCATCGCCGGCATTAACAGAATCAATATTTCCGTCTGCATCTGTGGCTCTTGTCAACTCCCAAGTAGTTGTTGAAGAACCCTGATCAGTAACTGTATATATACCATTCTGAACTGCTGATGACTGATCCTTAACCAATATTCTATCGCCATTAGTTGCATTTGCGCCATCTATATTTAGCCTGCCATTGGTAGTGGCAGATAAAGTTGAGCCAACTCCACTAGTGCCATTATCGTAAGATGGAGTATTTCCTAGGGCAGCAGCTGTTGCTAGGTCAACAGCTTCGTGCCAATGTATACCTGAAGCTATAGAATCAACATAAGTTTTAGTCGCTATAGCATCAGTATTAACAGCTATAGTCGGCGTAGCTCCCTCTCCCGAGTTGTTCGTAAGACTAATTCCAGTTCCAGCAACCAGAGAATTGACATAGTTTCCAGTTGTGTCTGAACCAAGGGCAACACTGTCAGCTTGTATGGTTGCACTAATATTTATATCACTAGAACCATTAAAAGATGCTGAGCCTGCTACATCTCCAGAAATCTGAATTGTCCTGGGCGTAGCAAGTGTCGTTGCAGTATCTGCGTTCCCAGTTACATCACCGGTTACATTGCCTGTAAGGTTGCCAGTAACATTACCCGTTACATCACCTGTAAGATCACCTGTTACATTGCCAGTAAGGTTACCCGTAACATCCCCACTAACGTCACCGGTTAGGTTACCTGTTACATTTCCAGTAACATTACCCGTTACATCACCTGTTACATTGCCAGTAAGGTTACCAGTAACATCCCCACTAACGTCACCGGTTAGGTTACCTGTTACATTTCCAGTAACATTACCAGTAAGGTTACCAGTGACATCTCCTGTTACATCACCTGTTACGTCACCTGTAAGGTTACCTGTTACATTACCAGTAACGTTACCCGTAACGTCACCTGTAAGATCTGAAGTTACATTGTTGAATGTGACATTGTCAGTTGTACCTACTGGCTGACCGATTGCAATTGTTGGCGTAGCGGACTCGCCAGAATTATCGGTAAGTGTAACACCAGTTCCAGCAACTAATGACTTAACATAGTTGCCGACCGTGTCCGTAGCTAAATCTACAGGATCATTTATCCAATTAGAACCATTGTGTCTAAGAAAGTCTCCTGAAGAAACATCTGTGATTGTTACATCACCAATATTAGATAGTTCACTCGTTATAACTACCTGTCTGATCCAGGCAGTTCCGTCCCATATCCAGCTGGCGTCCCCCACTGTATATGTATCATTTACTGATGGGCTATCAGGAAAATTAAGTGCCATTTTTACCTCTTAACAAGATTATAGAGCTTAGTCATGCGTCCCCATTATAGTAACACAAGTTATCGCAAATTACGTTTAATTGATTATGGTTTGATTTATTTTAACGTCGGCAAAGAACTTCAAATTCGAAATTAATCTTTCATCATTAGGAGAAATCAAACAAGCTTTTTGGGCATACTCTAAAGCCTTGTCTAATAATCCCAACTTCCACGCAGAAAAAGAAGCTAAGTCGTAAGGGTGAGAGTTCCAAGCTTGATCTTCACATAGATACTCTAAAGGTTTTTCCTTTATTTCAAAAGCATTCATTACAGCCGAAAAGCATCCGTGCCACTTTTCATGCCTGTAGTAAAACTCTGCTAACTCAATCCACGGTTCTCTTCTATCTGGTGACTCTGCGCACGCTTTTAAAAGCCAAGAAAAAGTATCGTTTGTTATCCTTGAAAGATATCTCATAGCTGTAGATCTTTCTGGCTTCCAACTTGATAACTCAAGATGCTTAAGAAGATGTTCCTCAGCTTTTTCCTTAATTCCATTGAACATATATTCTCTACCCAGATAGAACCTATTACGATCATCATTGGGATCTTCTTTAACTGCTAACTCCAACAAAGGTAGATATTGTGATCTAGACTTAGCATTGTCTGGATGGTGATATATCTCAAGACCTATCCACCCCTGCTTTTCTACGGCAACTGGCTTAAGAACCTCATGAACAGGATGCTTCCAACGGTAGCCATGTCTAGCATGAATCTTGTCACCAGAATACACTAGGCCTTCAGACCCCTCATCACCCCAAGACCAAACATACCTATACCTAGGCCTAGTAACTAATGGATCAAGATCTTCAAAATGATCACGCCACCCCTTAGATAAAACCTCATCAGCATCTAGGGCAATACAATAATCTACGTCAAATGGAACTAGGGCAAGTGCCGCATTTCTTGCATCATCAAATCTCCAAGGATCTATAGTGATAGATACAACTTCGCAGCCGCTAGCCATGGCTTTATCAACCGTGTTATCAGTAGAGCCAGTGTCGACAACTAGCCGATAGTCTGCCTCTGCACACGATTTAGCCCAACGCTCAATAAACTTTTCTTCATCTTTTACAATTGTATATACAGCTATCTTCATATCTTAAACAGAATTCCAAGAACTCCCATCGTAAACATTCAAAGTTCCACTAGAAGTATTATACCATAGCTGACCTGTTTGTGGATTAGAAGGTTGAGACTCAGAAACGTCGGCAAGTTGAGCTGGACCAGTTGGACCAGTCGGCCCTTCGGTGCCCCTTCTTCCGGTGATCTCTATCCAAGCTGAGTCATAGTAAGAAAACAAGCTTGCACTTGAAGAATCAAACCATAAATCCCCAGAATTAGGTGACGACGGTGCATCATCTGATACGGATAATCTATCTGGACCCGTAGGTCCTGTCGGACCAGTCGGGCCAATCGCACCAGATATTTCTACCCAAGTTGAATCGTAGTAAGAGTAAAGCCTGCCCTGATTAGAGTTGAACCATAGATCACCAGAATTAGGACTAGAAGGCTCAGATGCCGACACGGACATTCTATCTGGTCCAGTGGGGCCAACTGGACCAGTTGCACCAATGGGACCAGATAGCTCCACCCAAGACGAATCATAGTAAGAATAGAGTCTACCTTGACTAGAATTAAACCACAAACTACCATCAAGAGGGTCAGAAGGTGCAGAATCCGATACTTCTGGTGCACCAGAAACAAACGCAGTAGGAGAAAACTTTGTACCATCGAAGGCTAAGACATAGTTTGGTGTCGCATTAGATAATTCTAATTCAACCCCTTGTATAACAATAGAATTTTTAACCTTGAAACTATTATCCGCCATCAGTTCACTGTCCCTTTAGGCTTTCTCTTTACTTTTTATGTTATATATTATAACAGAATTGTTCTCAAAACCCTACACGTAACTGTAGATGTATTTGCATCTGTAACCGTAACTTGAAGCTCTATATTACTGCTATTAAGAGCAGCTTCTACAGCTACACCAGCCATATCTGCGGATCCAGTTTCTATGATTCCGTACTCTGAGTAGTCCACTACACCAGTTCCAGAATTGTAGTGAGCCAAAACCTTTGATGTTCTCATCTTCATGCCAGTTGATGTGCCCTGCATGAGTGAGACTGTATACTCTATGGTTTGTACACCAGAAGCAGTAACGGTATCTACAGCAGTTGCTGTAGCTGCTGTTAGGTCATATGCGATTGCTTCAACCTTAGCTGCGTTAGTGGCGCTATCCTGAAGTGTTATTACCCCATTAACGGTAGCGCCAGTCAGTGTGCCCAAACTTGTTAGGCTTGAATTAACAACATTTGAAGCTAAAGTATCACCAGTTAAATCGCCTGCTGCACCAGTTGGAACGGCAGCCCATGCGGCATTTGTACCATCAGACTTTAAGTAGTATCCATTAGCACTTGTCTGTGATGGAAGCAGGTTGTTTAAGGCACCGTTTGCAGTTGTGGCACCTGTGCCACCATTTGCAATGGCTATTGTTGTGCCATTCCATGTGCCAGTTGAAATTGTTCCAAGGGTAGTTGTTGATGTGCTACCAGTGTATGTTTCAGCAGCAACGTCATCTAAAACGGAGCTATAAGCCTGAACATCTGAACCTATTGCAAGACCAAGGTTGGTCCTTGCACCCGAAGCCGTACTAGCACCGGTGCCACCATGGGAAATTCCAATATCTGTTGCCTCCCATGTACCAGTAGCGATTGTGCCTACCGCTGTCAAGCTTGATGTTGTAACACCAGAGCCAAGAGTTGTTGCATTAAGAACACTAGTTCCATTAACGTGATACTCTTTACCGGAAGCGATATCCATGTGCTCAGATGCTGTCCACGCATCAGTTGCATCAACCCAATTAAACGTCTTATCAGTTGTACCTTTTACTGTTATACCTGCACCATCTGCTGCAACGTCAGAAGGACTTGCTGTTGAGGCGAGCTCAATGTTTTTATCGTCTACTGATAGAGTAGTTGAGTTGATTGATGTCGTGGTACCATTAACGACCAAGTCACCCTGGACTGTTAGATCATTATTTACAGTAACAGTTCCACCTTCAGATGAACCAAGGTTAACGTTAGTAGTAGAACCAGTTGCGCCTCCAGTACCAACATTTACAGTCTTAGTATTACCACTACCTGCTGCACCTGTTGAAATATTTGTTGTCGAAGCGTCAGTGCCACTGTATCCAACTGTCAAACTGTCTGAACTAGCGAATGCGGAAAATGATGCCCCACCGTCTACACTAGTTGTAAAAGTTGGTGCAGTACCGAAAACTAAAGAACCAGATCCAGTTTCATCTGAGATAACACCAGCTAATTCAGCTGAGGTTGTTGCACCAAAGTCGCCCAGGGTATTGCTAGTGTAAGCTACTGTACCACCTGTGCCGAAAGCAACTGAAGATGAATCGGTACCAGTAAAGGTCAAAGTATTACTGATGGTTGCGGTCTTGCTATTAGCAATAGTCAAAGTACCTGTACTACTTGTGATTGTGAGTCCATTAATTGATGTGGCAGATGCTGCGCCGAGTGTTGGACTAGTGAGTGTTGGACTTGTCGCCAAAACAACATCACCAGATCCTGTAGTTGATGTAACACTAAGAGTACCATCACCACCAGATGTTGTAACGATACCATTCGAAGTAAGACTACCAAGTTTCTTATTAGTTAATGACTCAGCTCCATCTAATGTGGCAAGAGTTCCAGAGGTTGGTAAAGTAACAGAAGTATTACCGCTGGTAGCAAATGCTACAGTATGGCTACTTGAACCAATTGTGGTGGCACCAGACGTGCTAAGGTTGCCTCCAACAGTTATTGTAGAAGCACCGTTGTTAACACCAGTACCACCTTTAGCTGCAGTCAAGGTTCCAGCGATGTCAGAAGCTGGGACAGTAGACGAAGTTGTTACAGCTGAACCAGCTGTCGAAACCTTTACATAACCAGTATTGGTAAGGTCTCCAATGATTAGACCCTTTTTAACTTTGAAATCTTTCTCAGCCATTTTTACTCCTGTTTGTTAAATAAGCCATGATATATATAGTAATGTTTGCTATACCTTTATAGCAGTCTTGTTAACTGATACTTTTGCGGACGTTGTTGCCCCATCAGTTACCGTTACATACAGCAAACCATTGATTCCACTTGTAGATACTTCAACAGAAATACCAGATATAGAACCATTTAACTCTAAAACGCCATACTCAGTTTTATCTATGCTGGTACCATCGGTGATAACATGAACCTTTGAACAGCGTATTTTAGATCCTTGTTTTATTTGAATAAAATATTCAACACTTGGATAATTACCCATGATAAAAGAGTCAACAAGAGTTTGGTTATTACTGCTAATGTTAATTGAAATAGATTCAATTAGTGAATTTGTAGTATGGATTGAATCGCTTATGAAGGCATCACCTTCTACATGTAGGTCATAACTGGGGGATACTGTACCCACTCCAACCCTGTTGTTGTCTGCATCAACGTGAAAAGTGCTAGTATCTACCGTGAAGTCTCCACTAATCTCAGAGATAGGCGGCATTGAGAGACTAGATCCATCTGAAGAAATAATTACTCCACCTAAGTTGATACTTGTTCCGCTAAGAAAAAGGTCTCTAAATCTATAGGTTGATGACCCTAAGTCGTACTGCTCATTTGCATCAGGAATTAAAGATCCACCTACAGCCCTTGAACCATCTGCTAAAAGGTACTGAGTGTGATCATCATCTGTAAGCCCTGTCATTGAACCATGGTCGGCAACGTCGTTTATCCATTGACTTCCATTGTATTTAAGAAGATCACCACTTGTAGCAGTGTTTATATTTACATCAGATAAATCATCTATTGCACCAGCAACACCGCTAGCTCCAGTTGGGCCAGTAGGTCCGGTAGCACCAGTTAATCCAGTTAATCCAGTTAATCCAGTTGGACCCGTTGGTCCAGTTGGTCCCTGTGCACCAGATATTTCTACCCAAGTTGAATCATAATAGGAAAAAAGCCTGGCGTTGGTGGAATCAAACCACAGGTCACCAGATACCACAGAAGAAGGAGCAGTATCTGAAACCTGCAATCTGTCTGGGCCAGTTGGACCTGTTGGGCCAGTTGGTCCCTGTGCACCAGATATCTCCACCCAGGTTGAATCATAGTAGGAGTAAAGTCTAGCATTAGTAGAGTCAAACCACAGGTCGCCAGATACAACAGAAGAAGGGGCAGTATCTGAAACGGACAACCTATCAGGACCAGTTGGACCTATTGGTCCGGTGGGCCCCTGTGCACCGGCTATTTCTACCCAAGTTGAATCATAATAGGAAAAAAGCCTGCCCTGATTAGAATTAAACCAAAGATCACCAGCGTCAGGTGACGAAGGTGCTGAATCTGAGACAGATAATCTGTCAGGACCAGTTGGTCCTGTTGGACCAGTAGGTGCTGGAGCTGGAGCAAATTTTGTACCATTAAAAGTTAATACATAATCTGGAGTTGCACCTGTAGTATCTAGCTCAACATTGTCGACAAAAAGAGATGAAATATAAACTGAACTTGGTAATGAAAAAGTGAACTCACCAGAAGATTCTGAAATAGAGATTTCTCCGGAGGTTCCTGATATAGATTTAATTAATTTTGTAGAAACAATATCGTCTAAAGAATCTTTATAAAATAAATTACCCGCATTATAATTTAATGCGAGTTCACCGTACTCTAAAGAGTTAGGGGTGGCAGAAGAAACTCCAGAGTTTTTAATTTTAATAGTATTAGCCATAAAAGCCTCAAGCAAAGGTACCTTGTTACGAGATCTCTCAAATATAGTAATGATTTTATTGCCTCAACACATCTTAATGAAATACTTTTAGTTACTATAAAACAAAGGGGAGGGAGGACCATTTGCGCAATTTTATTAGAGTACTACCAATGATTATTGCCTTTATGGCTCTTTTGTTCCCGGGGACAGCTTTTGCATACTCTTATACAGTCAGCGAAGAATCTGACCTGTACTTCACCATTGACAACGACAACACCCTTGTTGTTATCTACGGCAACAGTAACCGTGAATGTAATCAGCCCGGAGCAGACCCATACCTATGGGTGTATGAAGATGGTGTTGAATCAAGCGGTGCACTGATTGTCGCAAATGATGACGGCAACCACGGGCAAGGGCAGTGTGTGTCGTCAAAGATATATACGACACTTGATGCCGGGGACTACAGACTTAGGGCTGGGTATTGCTGCAGTTTGCGTGGGTTAGGCTCTAATCCGTCAGGTTACGACTACGAAATTGTCACAGATTTGACGTTTGACGGCGTTTCGCCAAATACGCCGACTACCACTACGACGAGCACGACGACTACCAGCACTACCACTTCCACAACAACTACAACAACTACAACAACAATTCCGCAGACAATCGGTCCACCAATGAACCTGACCGGTTCAATCGTTGAGGTTTGGGTTGGAGAACAAGTAAGTGGTGGGGTCTATCTGGATTGGGACCCACCGAATACAGGGAACGTTGACCCTGAGCGTTATGCGATTTCTTTCAGAATCCCACCTGACGCAGGCTGGGGTGTAGCCACAGGAAATCCCGGTGACGCAAACGCCCTCAATACCGAATACACACTTCCATTCAACATCTTCGCAAGCACTGGCGGGTTTGGCGAAGAATACGTTTTTGACGTACGTGCTGACAATGACACGCTCGGCGTGTATTCCGGCTGGTCAACCCAAGTTACGTTAACCGTTGAGGAGCCGACTCCTCCAACAACGACGACGACAACGACGACGACAACTTCTACTACAACAACAACCACAACAGTACCACCAACCACCACAACCACCACAACAACTGTGGCACCCACCACAACAACCAGTACTAGTACAACAACGACGTTGGCGCCTACAATAACTACTACTACGGTAGCGCCAACAACTACTACTACGGAGGTGCCGCCATCAACAACAACAACAACAACAACTTCTACGACGACTACAGTGCCCCCAACTACAAGCACTACCACGACAACCACCACATCGTCAACGACGACGACTGTGCTGCCTACGACGACGTCAACGACGGTATTGCCGTCAACGACAACAACGGTCGCCCCTGTGTCATCAGTCGCTCCTGCCCCTCCTGCGGAGTCCACCACATCCTTGCCATCTCCAACTCCAACAACTAGCATTCCCCTAACACTCGCAGAAGAAAGAGCTGAAGAAACTAAAGCTGAATTTGAAAACCTTGGTATCGACACAGAAGGCGTTAACCTTGTAGAGGTTGATGAAGCTGAAGTAAAAATAGTAGAAGAACTAGACAAATTAGATGAAGAGCTAGCAGAAGATTTCCTTGATGTTGTCGACGGTGATGTAACCGTAGAGGAAGTTGAAAAACTTATAACAGATGATAAGTTTGAAGAAATTTCCGACGATGCTCAACAAATTCTTGTCGCAGCTGTCAATGAAGCTGACGATGAAGTAAAAGATACTTTCCAGAAGGAAGTAAATATATTCTCTGACAAAGACTTTGGAGAATACGTACCACTAGGATCAAATATTAACGTTGAGCAGAGGCGAGTAATCGTTGCTGCTGGCGCTACTATTATGGCAGCAGCTGCGCCGGCTGCTGGCGGAGGGAGAAGAAAACAGTGAGGAAAATATTCTCTGAAATTAAAGAACTAAACTGGACCGTAGCGGGAACAGCGCTTGTGCTAATCACCCTGAGTGGTGACGTACTCAGATACGGTTTATGGATTAGTGGAGGCGCGATTGCTATTCATTTAATCGCAACAATTTTCTCAGAAGAAGAAGAATAATTACTTAGCTTTTTTATCTACCTTGTTAAATACTGCGTCTATTTCTTCCTTGCTTAAGACACCGTCATCCATATAGGCTCTAGCTAAACCCTCAACCACCATTGCAACGCCGCCTATTCCAGCCATTAGCACAGCTTTCCAAAGCTCTACACCGGCTATTGCACCAGCACCTATAACGCTTAAGCCTGAAGCAGCGAACGCTGCAAGTATTCTAAAAGAAAGTGATTTTATATTTTGCATATTCCCTCCAGTTTAATCTCCGAGGGAAATAGTAACTAAGGATTTATAAAATACATTCCAACCTCATATAAGGATTCCTTAGGGTTCATATGTATAACTTTCACCATCCCAAGGCTCATCTAAAAGCTCTTCAATTTTTTCCATAAGTCTTGAAAGCTCTACCTCTGGAGAGTCACAGTATCCACCTTCGTATCCAAAGTTTAAAAGAACAAAATTAGGTAAGCGCCAAACAACCTTACCACTTCTGTCAATTAAAAACTTTTCAAAATTTCCATACATAGGAGATGCTTCCATGTCTGGATTTAAATTCATATACAACTCATGTGGAGTTTTATTTGGATCGTCTTTTTCTTCATCCCTAAATGGTACCGATACGACTATGTCACTAAAACCATAGGTCACATCCCACTCTTCCCTAGCATAGTCTTCAGACATCATGGCATGAGTTATGCCCTGCTCATACATTCCATAGGTAACTCCAGGGCCACAAAAATCATTAGTTGGGACAGCCAAAACTTCAAAACCTCTATCTTTATACTTTTGATATAGGTCTTCCAAGATTCCAAATTGAGGTGCATTACCACAATGACCTGTAGTATTTGTCAATAAGGTTACTTTACCCTTATACTTTGAAAGTATATCTTCCTCACCTCTTGATCCGTTAAGCTTTATTTCGTATATACTTTTTCTTTGCGGGTTTTCACCCATGCCAGCGACCTCCCACTCATCCTTCTTAGCTAAGTAGTGCAAACTCATCATACAATCCTTTCTCTAGATTACCTTCTCTGACACCTCTTGGTTGCCAGCCATCATTCCATTCTTCTGGAAATAGTGATTTTTGCTCATCGGTCATAACACTCCACATGTTATGAATTATGCTGTGCATTTCTATAAGCTTAGGTCTTGCTAAGTGTGTTATTAAATTCCACCTAGTGCCATTTCTAACTGTATGAACTGCGTGAGTATACTCAACAGTACCTGGAAAAAACACTAGCTGCCCAGGAGTATGAGTAATTTTGAGGTCATAATCTGGAAAATACAACTCTCCCTCATCGTAATCATCATTAATATAAATATTGGCAGAGTATTCAATAATCGCTGGCTCATACAAGTGATTAGGAGAGTAATCCGGTAGATAGTTTATACCTTCAGGTGCTGCACCTTCTGAGTCAGTATGGCCTGGACAAGTTACGCCCTCTATTGACTGATGTCTGTTAAAATGAAATATTGGAACAACCTTTCTTCCAACCATATATGATATAACCACAGACATCTTATCCATATAATACTTTAGCAGAGGGTTCTTTTTTCTATGATAAGAGTCCTCATCGATTATGCGATTTTGGCACTCTTCGGCGTACTTACCTTTGGCATAACTTGCATACTCGGGACCCGGAAACTTATGATACCACCATTCATTACTTGGATCAGGATTTTCTAAAGACTCTACACACAATGCGTGTATCTCTTTTACATGATCCATTTCCATAAAACCATCAATAACAACCACATTATTTTCACTAGCTAAATTATTGCGAGATTTATTTATCATATCTTCTATTGAATCAGTACTCATTATATAACTCCTAACTATCATATATAGCTAATCTATAGGGGGAGGTGTAAGGTAAGTTAGACCTATTAAAATCAACCTTATTTGTAAACATTTCCTCCTGAGAATAATTTATAAAATTAAGAGATTCTTCTCCTTGTATAAATTTTTCCCATAAGTATCTTAACTTATTAGTAGTCAAAAAATTTTGAACAACCATCCTATTTCCACTGGTAACCTCTTTAACTCCGTGCATGTAGAACCTGGTGCCAGGAAAAAACAATAGCTCATTAGGTTCTGGTTTAATGCTTAGATCGTAATCGGGAAAATATATTTCTCCGCCTTCGTAATCATCATTTAGATAACATATAGCGGCGTATTCTAAAAATATGGATGAAAAATTATAAAATGGATCACATTTCATTAAGTCATCCTGCTCATAAATAATAGCTTCACAATCAGAATGCGGAGGCTGATGTTCACCTGGATACCATTTTCTAAAACATGTGCCAGAAAAGTCGGTTACCCCTAGTCCAAACCTCTGGCTTACAACACCACAAACATCACTGAGATACTCTTCAACAACCTCATATATGCCATAATCGCAACCCTTTGTTACAGTAATCATGGCCCTTTCTTTTATTCCCTGGTCACAGTACATGTCCTGAGTGTCAAAGAAATGTTTGAATTTAAGAAATTTATCAGGAGGCAAAAAGTTTTTTACTCTGCAAATATTATCAGGATTCGCTGTCCTCATCTTTATCACCCATACTAACCATTCCAGGAGGGATAACAGCCAATCTACATTTCCCGTCTGGATGTATTTCTACAGAAGCTATTTTACAAACTTTTTCTGATTCATGCAAGTAGCAATTAGAGCACTTTACCCCTATGGAGGCGTCTTCGTTTTCCTCTGGACCCTCATAGCCTACCCATATACCTTTTTCATCTCTATCAGCTAACTTACCATATTTAGCAGCTATAGAAAGAAGTGCGTCAGCAAATTGTTTCTCAGCGGGATGAAGCTTTTTCATCTCTTCATCTTCCATCTCTACTAGGAATTCTGCTAGGTCAAATAAAAAATGTTTTTGGCTCATAAATATCTCCTTTAATACTTAAGATATAGTAACACTAAGCCTGGACTTCTTCCTTCTTTGGAATGCAGCTGCGTGAACAATACATAGATGACCCATCTTCCCACATTATTGCTCTTGTAATTCTCACTTTGCATGTGGGGCACTCCGCTGACGTTCCATAGGAACCTACATACAAAACCGCTTTACCGGGAAGATCTTTTTTAACAACTTTTTCAGCTGATACTCTTTGATTCTTACTTGGCTTACCCATCTTTATAATTCTCCTGTATATATTTTGGATGATTTTTCCCAATTGAATTCCATTTCAACGGGAATCTATCAAAAGGATCTATTCCATTTTCTATTCTATATTTAATTGCCTCAGCGTCTTTATACTCATCTAGGTTATACTCAGTATGGGCAAAAGACTCTATTTTGTTTATAATACTATTATAATCCATAATGAATGAGAAATGCCACCCGGCGTTAGGTATTCTTCTCATGGAGGAGAGTGATCTCATAGCCTGAGGAGAAAAATTTTCAAGATCTGCAACTCGGCACACAACGGGTCTGCCACCATTATTGCAGTGACCTGGTGTTAGCCAATTAAAATTCCAAAAGTATTGATCTACATCCAACTGAACTGGCGTATCAACTTCAAAAGCAATTTTAGCAGATATCAAAACATCTGGCTTAGGTATTTCGTCTACATCAGAAATAACACAAAGGTCCATATCATCTGCATAATTCATTACCTCAGCAATAGAATCTCTTTGCTTATGCTCAGCTTTCCACGGATCATTAATACAATCATGAAGCGAAATGTATGCCCTAATTATCTTAGGTTTAAACTCTTCTAACCAATCGTATTTGTCCAAGTAGAATTCTTTTGGCTTGCCAGTAAAAGTCCTATCAGCTTCAACTATAAAGAAGTAATCAACTACATCACTCAGTTCATTTAATCTTATCTTTAACATTTCCTCTTCGTTGTAGAATGTAAAACAATCATATATTTTCATATACAAAAACTTTCTCGTCTTTAAAGAAAGAAAACTTCTTAACTTCTCTTTCCTTATCTAACTGTCTTTCAAAGTAGTCATCAAAACAATAAGACCAAGTTCCAGGATTAACCAATAATACACAAGCCTTAGGGCAAAGAAGTTGCTGAAAATGTTTAGAAACCCTATCACAGTACGGTGGTATTAATTCATATTTATAGTTAAAAGAAAAGAGCGAATCAAACCTTGCAAAATAGTCAGCATAAACGGGCTCATCAACATTCATAAAAGCAGTGTGGGAGATACCCTCTATCTTAGGTGTGTCTGAATACACTAGGGTTGCACCCATACTGTGTTCATCTGAATAAAAAGCTTCCAATAGAGAAACATCTCTACCATAAATTATAGGAGAAATTTTTTGACCAAAAACATCTCTTATTACATGTAAAGTAAAATTATTATTCATACCTATCAAAAACTATCATAACAGAAGAGTAATCTACACCTGGAACAACTCTTCTATCTATTGAGAAAACAAATCTTTTCATCTCTTCTGGAAAATGGCTAGCTATTTCCAAGGCCGAATCCAAACTAAGTATGTCCTCTATAACCATAATACCATTACGAGAAAGTAACGGCAAGTAATTTTCAACAAAAAATATTTGAGACTCTAAAGTATGAGGACCATCATCTATGATCACATCATACTCACGAGATAACTTTTGCACAGAGTCCTCACTGTACGCATCGAGTAACGTAAAGTTTATACCAGGTACACTTTTCTTTGGCTTAAAATAATTGTCTACACCGTATATATTTGCGCTAGTAAAATACTCTTTCCAAACAAGTAGAGATTCTCCTGCATAGGTTCCAATCTCTAATACATTTTTTGCAGTATCTTTAAGTCTTCTAAAATGGACGTCGTACACCTCATAATACGAATGTAGGTAACCCTTATCGGAGTTGTATTTTGATCCTATTTCTGTTAAATTCATACAATGTCTGGTCTTTCAACTTCAGACATTAATCTGGCACGACTCCACGCACCACAATCATTACAGTAATACTGCTGATAGCAAGCTACTTGCGTATACTTTTGTCCACGCTTTTGAAGATTAGAAGAACCACAAGTCGGACAATCGCACCCACCATCATATACGTTAAGATTAGGATGATTAGTCATCCATGGACGAAGCTTCATGTAAACATCTCTGAGAAGATCCACATCCTGCCTAGCATACTTAATCATGGTCTTCCATGATTTCATATCGCCACGCATACAGCCAGCCCATGTGTCAAAGCCTCCTGCATTTACTTTTCTACCAACACCAAGATAAGATCCCAAATGATCCAACTTATTACTATTAAACATAAAGTATCTTCTAGCTATTTTAAGGGTGTCTATCTGCTTAACTGGAGAAGTTGGACCCAACTCATGGTATACGAACCTAGCATTGGCTTTTCTCATGTCAAACCTATCACCGTTATGAGCTACTACAATATCAGCTTCATCTATAAGATCCCACATTTTTTTTACTACATGATAATCATTTTCTGGATCTTTTTTGTACGACTCAGGAAAATCTACCAATGAACAAACATGTGTCTTCTTTTCACCCTCCCAGCGATAAGACACACAAAGAATGTACCACTCTCTCTCATGGTCAATAACATTTTGCTCATACTGACCCCATACATAACTTAAATTAGGTGCAGTTTCTATATCGTAGTATAATATTTTAGCCATACTATTCCAATCTTATGTGGCGGAGAGGGTGGGATTTGAACCCACGGAGGGCTTGCACCCTCTACATCTTAGCAGGATGTCCCATTTGGCCGCTCTGGCACCTCTCCTATTTCCTACAATAGTATAGCATACTATGAGAGTGTTTTGAGTATTAGGAAAAATATTTTTTGAAGAACCTCTTCAGTGCAAGAAAAAAATACTTCAGAACCATCACCCAAACTTATCTTTACTGTGTGACCATCTATTACATCACCATCAGTTGTAATCATTGATGTTGATGGAGATATTTCTAGGTTATGAAGTGATGGCATAAAGCCATCAAAACCACTTGCATCTGTCATTACTTCTTTTTCTTTTTCCTCTTATACGTAGCAACGTTTTTAGGCTTCTGACCCTTCTTGCCTTTAGCCGGAGTGCCACTTGCTCTTTTCCTTTGAACAGCACTCTTCTTTTGTGACTTAGACATTGAATTAGCTTTTGCTACTGGCACGCACTTGGCATACCCTCCGCCCTTACCTGAAGTACCGCAGGGTTGATACTTGCCCTTCTTTTTGGGGGCACCAATGTTAACCCATTTTTGGTCAAACCACTTAGTTAAGCCTACACCTTTAGGGCCTGGCATTACTTTTTCTTCCTTGTGGCTTTCTTTTTTCCTCTCGGCTTGACAGCATCAACCGTTCTCCATCCACCACCATGACTATTATACCACTTAACAGCCCACGCATTAGCGTAAGCTGATGGGTATACAGTAAACTTAGATCTAGCCATTGATTTAGCCCTGCTCCAAAGCTTGGGATTAGTAGGTTTATTCTGTCTAGCCATTAGTCGTCGTCCTTCTTCATGCCCTTAGCACCAAAGTAGCCGCCGATAATGCCAATCACGCCACCAAGAGCTGTCTGGACAAGAGTCATTACATCTGAAGAGACCTCTACCGCTTCCCCAGTCGTCTGAGTTTCAATAGCAGCAACGGCGTAGTCACCAATAATAGCAATAAGAATAGCAATCATAACGCCTACGGCTAGGACCAGCATCGTTTTATCCTTTATGTCCTCTTTCATCAGCTAAACATTGCCCCCCAGGTCTTAGGTCCGACTACGCCGTCAGCAGTTAAACCGTTAGCGGACTGCCACGCTTTAACAGCAGCTTCTGTCTTTGGACCAAAATCTCCGTCAACATAAGCGTCAACTTTAGCCTGAATAAGCTTAACCTCATTTGCATGGTTGTGACCCAAATCAACAGGGTGACCAGGATACTTATGGGCTGGTGAATTTGATGTGTCCTGAGGTGAATCAAACATTGCAGCCCAAGTCTTAGCTCCAACTACCCCGTCAGCAGTTAAACCGTTAGCGGACTGCCACTCCTTAACAGCGGCTTCTGTCTTTGGACCAAAATCTCCGTCAACAGTTATCTTAAGCTTAGATTGAATCATTCTAACCTCATGAGCATGGCTGTGTCCGCGATCAACCGAATGACCAGGATAGTCATCAGATGTTGGATTATCTACAGCCTCAGACTTTTCTGAAGGAGCAGGAGCCTGTGATAACGAGGCAAAATCAGTACCAGCAACTAAGTCGTGCATGACTCTTTCATAGTATTCGGAATCGTCAGCATGCTCGTTTGAGATCTCGATATGGATCCAATCCCCGCCAGGCGCACCACTAAATGCTTTCTTAGAATACACTGACCAGGCATTCCTATCACACTTCCATCCACGACCCCAAGGAGCTGGATGATAATCAAATACACACTCTATGCCAAGGATGTCAGCGTTCTTGACCAAGAAGTCCATCCATATTTTGACCTTCTCGTAGTCTCCGTATCCACCATACCTTCCACCTCTCCAAGAAAGGTCAAAAGCTCTTCCTGTTCCATGTACACTGGGGTTCTTCTTACCCCTCATCGCTCTGACGCCCCATGATCCGTTATTCCACAAGCCACCACCGCTTAAATAGTTAATAAGCTTAATAAGCTTTTCAGTTCCAGATCTTTTTGCTGTGGCATTATAATCCCAGCCAGTATAAGGTCTACCCATTGTATTCTCCTATCACTTTTTCTTTTTGTTCTTAGAAATCTTACGTAGTGTTACGGCTAAATTAGCCTGACGCCTAGTTGTTGCATCATACTTGGAAGGATTTTTTCTGACAGCTGACGCAAACTGTGCCACTGTCATCTTTCTTCTTTTTGCTTTCGCAGTAAAAGCACCAGGTCTTTTAATGGCACCTTGTATCCACTTCTTGTCATTTTTTTTAGCCATAATAATTACACCTCTAAACTACTAGTAACCTGCTTTTGCCTGTAGTCATTAATTGCCTGATTTAAACCCTGACTTGAAATAATTATACCATAAATAAAAAAACTGCGACAGTCATTAGACTATCGCAGTAATTTATGATAACTACTACTTCTTTCCGCGATTCCTGGCCCTATTTTTACTTGGACTTTCTGGAACCAGCTTACCGCTCTTGGTGTGAGACATGTCTTTACCACCCTTGCCCATTATACCTCTCTTATATCTAGCCTTAGCTAGCTGTCTTCTTTTTGCTTTTTGAGAAGGCTTAGAGTTAAACTTTTTATCTGTTGCAGCTTTCTTTCTTCTGGCTGCAGCATTTTTTCTATAGTACTTTGCAGTTCTTTTAACCCTTTTAAGCTTAGGAGGAGCCATGAATCACTTACCGCCTTTTTTCTTCTTTCTAAGAATAGCAGCCTGAATTGCTGGTGGCAATTTCTTCTGAGCGGGTGTCAAACCATTACCCATTGACTTCTTAGCTGCTGAAGTTTTCTTTGCGGCCATTTTCTTAGCTGGCTTTTTCTTTCCGTATGCCATTATTTTCTCCTTTTTCTCATTTCAGTATTGGTGGATAATGTGGACCCACTGACTTCTTAGCTGCTGAAGTTTTCTTTCCGTATGCCATTATTTTCTCCTTTTTCTCATTGATGAATAATATTTTTTTCTTCTTATACCAAGATCCCAGTAAGCACTATTTTTGTGATCTGGATCTTTATCATCTACAGTGATAGTTCTCATCTTTCTTTTCATGGCAGAATATTCTGCCTGAAATCTATCACGCTTCAATCTATCACGCTTCTTCTTGACCACTTGACTTCCTCACTCTAGTCTTCTTGTTAGAGACTGGATCAGATTTCTCGTAGTGCCACATCATATGATCCTGCATTTGATCGTCAACTTTGTCTATCTTATGATGGAGATTAAACAACTCATCTTTGACACCACTGACTAAACCGGCAACAACATTATGGTCATCTCTATTTTCTTTCCTACTCTTTTGAACAAGCGCAGTTACAACACCACCAACTGCAGCTATTGCTGCGACAATTATTGCTTCCATACCGGTCACCATTTTACCCTGTCCGCCCAGTAGGCTGCAGACATTTTACCCTTCTTGATATTAGAGGCATGGCGAGCTTTAAAAGACCTTCGTCTAGCAGCATAAGACTTGGACTCGCCTTTTTTCTTGGGAGAACCGCTAACACCCTGCTGGCCAAAGCGAATTGTCTTAACTTTATCACCAACCTTAGCTACAACTACGTGAGATTTTGTTGGGTGATTTGGTGTTCTTTTTGGCTTGTTGAATCCAGAAACACCTGCTCTTGTAAGTCTAGGGTCTTTTTTTGCGGGCATTAGTTTTCCTTTTTCTTTTCTTGTTAGATTTCAAAACAGGACCATTTGACTTTTGATTATTTGTCCCCATTCTTGGCCCACTAATATATATGAACTTTTTAATAGCCATATATATTAGCCTTTATTTTTCTTTATCTTTCTCTTACCCGGAACAGAAGAAGGTGGGGTAACTGGTAAATCCTGAAAATTAGGCTTAGCGTCTGCGAGAAGTTTGTAGTGGTTGTTTTCAGAGGATGTTTTCATCCCAAAACCTTTTTTGTCAGCCATAAAGAAACCTTTCAAAATATACTAAATACAATAGTAACCATATAAATCAAAAAAAGAGGGTTACCCCTCTTCTTTTAGGAATAAAATCAGGCCTTTTTAGAAGGCGTTTTTTTGGCAGGAGTCTTCTTTGAGGGAGTCTTCTTTGAGGTCGAACCTTTAGGTCTACCAGGACTCTTTTTAGCTGGCTTTGGAGCAGAGGGTTCTATCTTGACAATCTCACTAATATCTTCCTCTAATTCAACAGGAGTAACATTAGTTACGGTATGGTCGTCTATATCAAAACCACCAAGCTTCTGCTCTTCAACTATAGTATTTTCATTTTTAGATGGAATTATATTTCTAAAAAATCTTTTAATTATATTCATTTTATCAACTTCCTTGTTGTGACTCTTTAATTAGTAAATATCTTTCGCCAGTTTCTTTAGAAACTATACCAAACCCATAAGCTGCAGCTTCTTCAACAGCTTGCTGTAAAGCCTCCTTATCCCCTAGGGATACATCAGCCAAAGGCAATGTAATTCCGGCATAGACGTCTATGTTTTCAAAATTACCTATATTAATTTTTCTATTAACACCACATATAAAAACTGGATTAGTAGAAATACTTATTTCATTGGACAAAGTTTGTACCACCTTTTCTATAGAATGAGTATCGGACTGCTCAAATGCTGAAGGAACTATCTTAGGCATAAGCTGCAACCAAACCATTAACGTAATCAAGAGTAAATAAAGTTTGATCATCTACAGTTAGATCATCAGTATTTATTACCATGTTAGATATCTTACATATATCATCCACTTGTAGTTCTGAAGGATGACTCATTTGCTCACTGGTCATGTATGCACCGTCTCTAGAAAACATTCTTTCGTTTCGCACTTCATCAGACGCAGTATAGCACACAACTATTCCATTATCTTGATTAAGGATAGTTTCGGCTTCGTTTAGAAACCTAACATCAGAGATAATAACGGCAAACGGAGAAGGTTCAGTGTCTTCATTTAAAGATCGCAAATAACTTAAATGCAAAGAATTGGACTTTCTAATTGCCCATTTACAGAAACATTCGGGATCATGAGATCTACACACGTCTCCAGACTTCTGGAGAAAAGTTCTAGGCTTAACACCCTCTGGCTCTATTGGCATGGACTGGATCTGCTGAACCATCTGAACCATGTCCTCATAGTTTGGCACGTCCCCTATAGGAGAGTTACCGAATAGTTCATACAGCGTATCATGCACTCCGTAAAGTTGCCTAACCTGCTGCCTAGAGCCAATAACGCCTTTCTTTATTGAAGCTAACTCATACAAAGGAAGTGCGAAAAAAATATGATCCCAAACAATACTAGAATTTTGAGAATCAACTTTTGCCTTTGGAACTATCTTTTCCGCAACAGAAGTCTTTCCCGTAGCTGCTTTTCCAGACAGACCTATTATAATGGGTTTACTAGGGTTATATTTAAAATCTTTCATAGACTAAATTATACCACAACTATTGCTGTAGTTCATCCTTTCTATATTTTAGGTTATCAAGAAATTGATTAGCTAAACTATCAGCTTCCCAAACATAATTTCTTTTAACTTGAACAATTCTAAAATTAAACTCAGACTTTATCTCTTCTATAGTCATAAGTAATGGTAATAAAGATTCGTTTTTACATCTCCACTTACCGCTAACCTGATTAGCAACCACAGCGGAATCAGTATATATAATTGGATCTATTAAATCTGCCATAGAGCAAATGAGCAAGCCGGTTATAACAGCTTCATACTCAGCTTCATTGTTAGTTCTGGGACCAAGTCCCCTAGCAAACTGTGCCACTTTTTTCTTGTTCCTATAAACCACAGAAGCACACGCAGCTTCGCCAAACTTCTTCTGACCCTGACCCCTTGAAGCGCCATCGCAAAACACTTCAACATTCATAATTCTTAATTAACCTTAACATCATATTGTATTCCTAAACTTTTAATGGTTTCCATCAATTTTTTTTCAACTGAAGGTGACGAAACAACTATTGTTCTAAGTAAACTATACCTATCACCATCATATTCTACCTGAGTTGGAAAATCACAAGTGTCTCTTGGTTCTGCGTAAAACTCTACAGGAGAAGAAACACTTTTATATACTGCGTAAAACATAAACACCTCTCTTAATAAGTGCTGAAATCAGAACTATTATAAAACCCTCTCTCCTCCCTATAGGTGGCCATCTGCATTGACTGCATTTTGTCCATTAGCTTTCTTGCGGACTCTGATGCAATTCTGGCAGATAACTCTATAGCCTCAGCTAAATGAACTATAGATTCACAAGTGACCATAGCGGAGTATTCTTGCTCTGCGGCTGATATTGCAGAGGCTTCTCTTTCGGAATCATTCTTTCCTATCTTGTTGGCTTTATAAACCCTATTGTAGTCACCTTGAAGTATCTTTAACTGAGCCCTAGCCATCCCTGCAAATCTTGCAGCTCTTCCATAAACATTTGATGTTCTAGCAACAAGGGAAGCTACAGTTTCAAAACCCATATCAACAGTGTCGTGCTCAGGTATCTCAACGAAATACTTATTCTGCTCATCAATACTACTGTAAGCTTGAATCACCTCCGAAAGCTGAGGACCCAAAAATTCAATTAAAAGCTCTCTAAGTTTTTCTAGAGAAGGACTGTTCATTTATTTTTCTCCATTGATATCAAAGTTTTATATTCATACATATCATAATCGATTATATAATCTACTATCTTTTGCCTAACTTTAGACAGGTGCTCCCTAACAGTGTTGGGGTGTTCATTGATCTTCTGTGATATCTGACTAGATCTTTGACCATCAACATATCTCCACTTCAAAAGCTGCCTCTCTTGAACGGTAAGTTTATCAAATGGTGGAGAATTTTTCTCGCCTAACACCCAAAATTCATCTATTTTATCTGAAGCCAACATCTCTTCCAAAGACATCTCTACTGGATCAGCTTTAAAGCCAACGTAACTATCATCAGACTCTTCGTCTGGACTAGCATCGTCTGATATTAGGGGAAAAGTTTTTCTACCAAGCTGATCAATTAAGAAAGTGTCAACATTTTTCTTAAGTAAGTAGAAAAAATAACTATACAAAAATCCACTAAATGGTATAGAACCTTTTCTTTCATACCTGGCGATGCATTGGAAAAATGTCATGTCTACCGTCTGTCGGATATCCTCCTCGTCCCCATACCTTCGTGCCATATAGTTTATGCCCCTCATACATTCTTGTATCTCTCTCATAGCTTGAGGAGTAATTTTATTTTTCCTCAGAGCAAAGCGTGTGTAGGTATCCTTTATGAATAGGGATATAAATCTCCTAATATCATAGTCGCCCAAATTAAATCTATTATAATAAAGAAGCGAACTGTACTTGCTTAAAAAATTATTAAATACTTTAAGTAGCTCTTCTTGATGAAAAGAGGATCCAGATTTAGCTTTCTGTATCAGTGCCTGCATCTCCTCCTCTGGTAGAGAGTAATAAGTTTCTTTATAAGTTTTCTTTTTCTTTGGCTCACTAGGGTTTTGAGTCATTTTTTTCCTTCCCAATTTAAAAGATATTCCGAATACTCATCACGTATATCTTCATAAAATACGACTCTGGGGACCTCTAGCTCATCCATGAACCTAATTGCATCTTTAGAGTACTTACTTATGACACATGTTAAATTTAAAAATTCTTCTAAATAATACCTCTTAAACCTTTTAAGTTTAATTTTACTTTTATCATCCAGGTAACCTTTTACCTCTATCCAATCTTTATTCCTCTTCAAAAAAAAGTCTGGTGTATAAGCCCTAGTTCCTCTCTTCACAGGAAAAGGAAAAACTGTTGGCTCAAAATCAAATTCTATTTTATATAGGTTTAGTACTCGAACAAAATTAGCTTCCCAGCTAGACCTAACATTCATCTGTATATCATTTCTGAAGCCAGTTTTAGTGTACTGGTAGGCGTTACCCTTCTTTCGAGCAATGACGCCATCATTGTCCAGCAAGACTTGATCCACCTGCCTGTTCCTGATATTGTTCAGGTTCGGATGTTTCTTGAAGGAAGATTTTTCCAGAAAAAATTCTCTTGACTTGACAACATCCACACTCATTATGATATCCTTTACTCGTAAACCTATAAGTAGAATAATTATACAATATAAATTAAAAAAATACAAACTTTAACGAAAGGTTACAATATGAACACTTTAAACACTTTGATCACCAGCATCAACGAAAACATTAAGACCAACACAGTTAAGGATTTAATGTCACTTGGCTTCTCTCAGGACGAGGCCACATCGATGCTAGTTAAGTTCACACCTAACTACAAGGAGCAGGCCGAGCTGTTTGCATCCTTCGGTGATGAGGATCTAGAGGAAGCTGTTTTCGACAGCGATTTCTGATACCTCTATTAAAAAGAGGGGTAGGCTGGTAATCAGTCTGCCCCTCTTTTTTATTTGCGTATTTTACTATTTCGATAAACGCCAGTACCACAAGCTCCGGACTTAGCGTGATCACAATATGAGCAAGCTCTAGTATTTGCCGTGGGAAGATAGTTTGTGTCATCAACTATCTTTTTCATCTCACTTATCAGATCTACTTTTACCTTCTCTAGATCCTCAATAGAGAACATATGCCCCTTTCTCCTACCAGACCTTAAGTAATACAGTTCAGCGTAGACCCTCTTACCCGGAAATAGGATTGAAGTTGCTAGAGCATATATTCCCAACTGTAAGTTGTTAGGTATTTCCTTATTGGAAACCTCCCACTTACCTGTCTTGTAATCAATTATGTGAACTAAGTCGTCACGAACATCTACCCTATCTATGAACCCTCTTACAATATAGGATCCAATAATAAGATCAAACCCTAACTCTTTAGCATATATATTAAAATCTTCGCCTTGATGAGTGTCATAGAAGTCCTCTATGATAACTGACCCTGCGTCTAGAAGCTCCGTGGGTATCTGGTTTGACGGATCATATTTTGGGATTACAGAGTTATACTCTGACTTAAGAGCAGCTAAATCTAATGCTGTATCATTGTCTAATATGTTTTCAAAAACCTCGTGAACAATATTTCCAAGAACAGCCGCTGGAGCAAATTGCCTAGGCTCCTTTGATATATAACTATAAAAATATTTTGCTGGACACTGTTTATATGTATCTATCCTGGAATATGAGAAATCTACCAAAGACATTTTCTCTAAATCTGATAAATCCTCATACCTTTTTACTACAATTGAACTCAAGAAAACTCCTTATATTACTCTTCTACACTGTTTGGGTCATAAAAAACTTTGCCACTAGCATCATACTCAATTCCCGCTTCGTCTATAACATGCCCATTATGCTTATTTCTAAACAGGCCTTCACCAACCGGTATCCAACCTGATTCTCCTATTTCCATAAAATCATCTTCTAACCTTGGCCACATAATAAATCTCCTATTCTATACTATGGATTTCTTCTATATTTACATAGTAATTAAGCAACACAAGTAGGTCACGCATTTCTTGATGCGACGCCCAAAAACCTAGCATGCCGTTCTGGATATAAACTCTAAGAACTTCACCAGTTTCATCACTACTGTATTCAGTTATTTTTATGTCACCTTTAGATATTGTATTCATACTAAAATCTTGACCCATAAATTCGTTATTCATATCAATCTCCGTATATCTGTATAGGGTTCCAGTTTGGATCGTTCATCTTCTCTCTCATATCTTTAACGTAAGAATCCCAATCTCTCTCGTCTTCAGATTTCTTTTCATACTGAACCTGCCCTTTAAAGGGGTCACTTCTAAACTTAGTGATAACTAGTCTACCTTGCTGAGTTCTCCATCTAAGTATTCCGTTTTTGCAGTCGCAAAAATCATCAGGATGAGGATCTATTTTTCCTGCTGGATCATACCTACCGCTGCAGTCTGCGCACTTTGCGTGCTTTCCCTTGTCTCCGCACCTATTGCAAGACCCACAAAATGTCCAACAATCTTTAGTGCTTGGGTTTCTGTAGCTTCCGTTAGCCGCCATTTAAATTCTCCAATTCTATTAATGAGTTTAAGATTTGTTCTACCTTAGAAGAAGCAGTCTTTTTAAATTTATAAGAATACGTATGCTTGTCCGAAGATAGCTCTAAGTACACTGGTCTATTGCCAGGATTTGATGATATTATATCATAAATATCAGCAACTATAGTTGGTCTAGATTCATCTGACAAGTGAAGAGTTATTGATTTACCTCTATTTATAGTTGATGAATCTAATTTTTCTATAGAAGAGAAATATATTTTTACGTCAGAGACTTCTGCTTCTGACTCGTTAACAACTGTTCCCGAAACAATGACGATATCACCTTTTGAGAAAAAGTTATCGTCTATATTTTTTGCTGAGTTGGGAAAAACTATTACCTCCGTATCTGAAGATATGTCCTCAATAACCAACTTAAACATCTTGCTACCCTTTTTGGTAATTATCTTCTTAACGTCAGATAAAATTCCACCTATCTTGACAAAAGAGCCTGATGATACTTCTGGTAAATCTACAATTTCAAAATCAATTTTCTTTTTCAGTACGTCCCAAACACCCATAACTGGATGAGACGTTACATATATTCCCAGCTGAGCCTTCTCCTCTTCTAGCGCAGACAACTCAGATATTCTAGAATAATCATCTACGTAATTTTCTACAAGCTCATCAAAAGCTCCTGACTGCGCTAGATTCTGAAGTGTACTCTTCTTTAAAATAACAGGGTCACATCTTCTAAAGAAATCATACATAGATGTATAACTATCTTCACCCCTACTGTTTAAAATAGCTTCTGCAACTGCATTACCTATACCAGAAATAGCAGAAAAACCAAATATAATTTTATCTTTATCAGCGACTTGGAAATCAATTCCAGATTTATTAATTGATGGAGCCAAAACATCAATCCCCAACTTCCTACAATCTGAAAGATACAGGGACTGCTTATCCTTGTTTCCTACTACCGAACTCATAAGTGCCGCCATATATTCTACGGTATAGTTAGACTTAAGGTAGGCAGTTATATAGCTAACCATCGCATAACTTGCAGCGTGGGCCCTATTAAAACCATAACCGCCAAAATACTCAATATCGGAAAATATCTTATTAGCTAATCCTTCGTCCAAATCGGAAAACTCTACACATCCTTCCACAAACTTTTTTCTCATTAATGGAATTTTATCCATTAACTTTTTACCAATAACTTTTCTCAAGTCATCAGCTTCTGCAGAAGTAAAACCTGCTAATTCCCTAGAAACAGCTAATACATCTTCTTGATACAGCATGATTCCCAATGATGGCTCTAGGACTTCTTTAAGCTTTGGATGCTCGTAAGTAACCCTACTTCTCCCATGCTTCCTATCTATATATTCTTTATCCATACCAGAACCCATAGGGCCAGGTCTGTGCAGGGAGATTAGCGCCATTATCTCTTCAATGGTTTTAGGCTGAAGTGCCATCATCATCTGTCTCATAGAAGAAGACTCCAGCTGAAATACCCCAATGGAATTCCCCCTACAAAGTTCATCAAATGTCAAAGGATCATCTGTAGGTATATCATCAACTACAATGTCTTGGTTTCTATTCTCCTTAACTAACCTTATACACGAATCAATTACTCCAAGATTTCTCAATCCAAGAAAATCAATTTTCAAAAGACCACATTGCTCAACTCTACCCATATCCCACTGGGTTACAATAGGATTATCCTTACCCTTTTGCATAATTGGAAGATAGTCTGTAAGTGGACCTTTTGATATGACTACACCAGCAGCGTGTATGCCAGTTTGCCTAACAATACCTTCAAGACCAAAAGCCGTATCAACTATTTCTTTAGAAATAGAATTAGAATTATATTCCTTTATAAACTCATCAACTTCCATGCACTCGGAAAGATTCTTGGAGACACCTAAAATTGGTGCAGGAACAAGTTTAGATACTTTATCACCCTCGCTGAAGCTATAGCCCAAAGCCCTAGCAGAATCTCTAATTGACTGTCTAGCGCCGGTCTTATTAAAAGTGCAGATATGCGCAACTCTATCATCCCCATACTTAGACCTAGCGTAATCTATCACCCTATCCCTATGCCTATCGTCAAAGTCTAGATCGATATCAGGCATAGACTTTCTTCCTTCTACGAGGAATCTCTCAAAAAGTAGGCCAAACTTGATAGGATCTAAGTTAGTTATTTTAAAGGCGTACGAAAGAATACTGCCTGCAGCAGACCCCCTACCCCAGCCAACCATTACACCATTTTCTTTAGCCCAATTAACTAAATCTGAAACTACAAGGAAGTATTCAGGAAAACCCATTTCCTTAACAACCCTTATCTCATGCTTAGCTCTCTCTACAATATGCCCAGGAAGCGGATTACCGTATCTCTCCCTAAGCCCCTCCCAAGCCAATCTATCGAAATGCTCATCAGAAGATTCCCCTGTTTCTATTGGATAATCTGGAAAGTAGAGATTACCAAAACTTAAATCTACCTCAACCATGTCACACACTTTCATGGTATTATCTAGCCATTCCTCTTCAAAGATTGATTCCATCTCTGAGTATGACTTTAAGTAGAAATTGTCTCCATGAAAAGAAAACCTATTCTCAGTATGAATATTAGCATTAGTGGAAACACATAACATGATATCGTGTGCTCTAGCATCTTCTTTGTGAACATAATGACAATCACCACTAGGAACCACAGGGGCTCCAATTGTATTAGCTATCTTTACAAGATCATCCATGACCTGCTTTTGCTCTTTGAGTCCGTGATCATGCACCTCTATAAAATAATTTTC